CGATTTCGGTTTTGCTTTCTCGCCTGTAGTCGGATTTGTCGGGAATTCCGCATCATTCATCCACCAGATTTCCTGCGTGGCCTGCGCGACTGCATTGGCGTAGTCGGATACCTCAATGTTCAGAGCATCCATCTCCGAAATCTGTCTCTCCCAAACGCCCATTCTGTCCATCGAACGAATGTATTCAACGAACGGCACCTTGCCGATGGGATTCTTTTCTCCGGACCTTCCGAAGTGACCCCATGTCTTGGTCTTGGTTCCGTCAATCAACTCGGTGATGTTGCGGATTTCGTACCATCTGTCTTTGGTAACGCAGGTGAAGTATCTGTCACCATTCTTCAGCTGCGTGTAGGTCACGCCCATCATCGGCGTATTCCAAATGTCATTCCGGTAAACGATGAACGAGTTCATCGGATCGAGCGTATGCAGGTCAAAAACCGAATCGCCTTCGGCATAATCACGCTTGATATCAACCATCTGATAACCGATACCGCAGATCTCCACGTATCTCGCCAGTTCCTGCACCTTCGTGTAGCACTGCTCATCATCATTCATCTGATTCAATAACGTGATGGCATCGTCATCGATATCCGGATCATTCGAAGTTAGGTCTCTGTCACCTCGCTGAACATACGTCCATTGGTTACCCCAGAAGTAACCGAGCCAAAATTCCGTAATTTGATTTGCAATATTATCCGCAACCTTGATGTCGATATCAGAGCGAATCTTCTTCTCGCGCTTCAGTGGTTGATCGCCTTTTTCGTAGTTGAGCAGATATGCGATTTCCTGCCGGTTCTTTTCGTGGATGGTAAGTGCATCCCGGAGAACCGAAATGATATTGCTCTCCGTGATTTCACGGGCATCGGTGTATATCCGATGTCTGCCATGCAGTTCTACCTGCAATTTCTCATATGCTCCGTCATATGTGCTCATCGGACTCACCTCCAATCTGAGCAATAAAAAAAACTTGCAAGACAGTTTTCTGCTCACAAGCTTATCGATTTTCGCATTTTGCTAGTCTAACAATATCAAAGACAAAATAGGACATTCTAGGACATTCCACGACATTTTTAGCGAATTTTATATTTTTCCCGAAAATTTTTCAGTGCAAGGCCATGAATCCTTGTTGTGTGCCGGTATGTTTTACCGATGATGACCGAAGTCTCCTCAAATGTCTTACCGCAGACATAGCGCCAATGGAGCACTTCTCTCTCGAGAGGTCTGTCAACTGCATCGATCTGAGCGGATATCACTTTCTCGGTCGAAAGATACTCATTAATCATCACTTGCAGTTCGGCTTCCATGTCCACGATGCTTGCCACCGAAGCTGCCATCCTGTCATAGTCACCCGAGGACTGCACCTTTATATCATTTGCTCCTGCCGTGATAGACTCCGCAAGAATTCTTTTCTGCTCAATCTGTTCCTGCTTCTCCCTGATCCGCTTACGGCAGTCTTGGATCTGGTTCAAATATTGTTTAACTGTCAATCGTCTGTACCCCACTGCTTTCTTTTCAGCTGCTCAAGAATGAATTCCGGATCTATCTCCGAAAAAGATTTAAAAAGCGGAGACCGGAAAAATCGCACACACTCATCGCGGTCGAATAACGTATCTCTGTTCGGCTTTTTCTTCCAGGCTGACATTCTGGTTTCCAAGTCTCTCGCGGCCTGTTTTGTTATGGCGATTATCAGATTCTCTGCTCCGGCGCTGTCGATTTCCATGTCGTTCTCCTAAAACGGGCTGTCCATGATTTCTGTCTTTGCTCCGAGAAGATTTCCCGTGAACTGCGCAAACTGAGCAAGACCATCGGGAACGTCATCATGAGCATTCTTTCCGGCTACGGTATAACTTGTCAGGAATCCCATTGCCGTTCCGTAATCGGATTTCGGTGTATATTTGCTCCGGTCTTTGAACAGGCAGTGTTTCTTCACCCACTCGGCATTGACAATGATTTTTGTCTCTTTGTTCTGCGTAGTGTAGTGCATCGTGATTCCGCAGTTCTGCCGACCGATAATCAGTTTCTCGATGTTCTCCGCAACACGGTCACCGCCGGAGTTGCTTTCAAAGTCAACCATCTGCATCCTGTTCCGTACAATGATGTCAGCGATGTTGTTGTACTGTATGTCAAAATCCGATTCGTTGGAGCAGATGCAGTCATCCATGTAGTAATCGGTGCCGTACTTGTAAAAGCATGGCAGGAACATGTAGTCGGTTCCTTTGGCTTTTGTATCGCAGATTCCGATGATAGCATCAGGTTCTTTATCCGGCAGAGACATATATCTGCGGATGCTGTCTTCCGGATAGAGCAGACCTTCACGCTCAATCGGTTGATTCATGTACAGAGCCTTCCAGGACATATCGTCCATGATTTCACGCTGTTCCCGATAGAACTGTGTGGTGAAGCCGCCCTCAATCGGATAATCGAAATTGCTCTCGTCATTCTCGTCCATCGCAGGTATCGCAATGAACCTTGCAGTCGGGCTGTCTCCGTAGATCCTCTGTAATCTTCCGACAACGTCATGAACCGACCATCTCGTCTGAATATGCAGTTCCGCGCAGCCACCCATCTTTCTCTGCCGGGCATCATCCGTGTATTTTTGCCACAGCTTATCCATCTGCGGTTTACTGAGCGCCTGTTCGATACCTTCCGTTAAGTCATCGCAGTAGAGCAGCTGCTGTGCTCTGACCTTACCTGCATTACCGGACCCGATGGACGTAAACTCCAAAGTCGAGAAACGCTTGATACTCTTCTTAGTCTTGCCTATATCGAGCATCATGTCTTTGGCATTCGTGCTCGTTATCCGCAGGTTCGGGAAAATTTCATGCCATTTGTACTCACCTTCGGGATCTATGATTCTCTGACACTCGTTATATGCTCCGGCAAGAAAGGCGTTGTTATGAGATACAGTCAGTATCGGTTTCTCATGATGCCGTCCTGCTTTCCAGGTGATGTAGAATAATGCAAGGCTGGTTTTGCCCGTTCCTGGTGGAAGCGAGATACACAGCAGGTCGATTACGCCATCTTCCAAGTCTTGCAAAGCATCAACAAGAATTTTCAGCTGCTTTCTCCTCGGCAGGTAGAATTTCTGCGACACTCTGTCCTTCTCCATGTAGAGCAGATAGCTGTCGAAATCGTACGGTGCCAGGAAGAAAATGATTTTCCAGTACAGATCCGCAAATCGTGAATCGTACCTTGTCTCCGCAGAGCATATTTTCTTTGCTTCTTTCGCGCATTGCAGTGCGTAGTCGAGGAAAATCGAATTCTCCTCATCGTGAACGGCAACAAACATATCAACGAGCATGGACATGTTCTTGTACACATGCAGATTCGTCTTCATCAGCCGTTCGATGATTTCTCCGTTAGTCATTAAGCATCTCTCCGTGACGGCTCTGCCCGTTTTTACAAGATATTGTGAAAAAATTATGGCAGTACATCTCGATTTTTAAAAAACAATTTACGATATATCACGGACAAAGCCGTTATTGGATCGCTTGTCGAAGAGACGCTTTATATCAATCTCAGATTCGGGCGAAGCAGCGCATGTTGGAGTCGAACCAACGATCCGGCTGTCAAAGAGCCGTGCCTTCTCCGCTTGGCGAATACGCTGTAGGGGGAGACCGGGGATGTGCGGATAACTCATACCATGAAACGTAACACATAACACTTATCTTCAAGAAAGGAGGCTCGAAACATGAGTCAGTGAAAGACATGCTCCCCGGCAGACACATCTCTCACGGAAATGGGCAGGAGCGGAATTGAACCACTCCGGAATGAACCATCATCTGCCCTAATCACCGTTATATTCAAACTCGCCGATAATTCGGTCGAGTATCTCGATTGCCAGTTCTCTGATGTTCGTACTGCGGATCGATTCCTGTAAGGCAGATTCGATGCTTGCAAGGAAACCGTAATACAAATCATCCGCTTCAAGCAGTTCGTCTCTCAGGACGGATACCGCATTCTGAATTTCTTCGTTGCTGTGCGCCATAACAATCACCTGCTTTCGAGAAAGGAGAGAGGCCGACAGGAGAAAGGCTAACAGAAAACCTGCCGACCTCAATGTGACGGGTGAGGATTTGCACCTCACATGAAAAGACTCCCGTCTTAACATCCTCCTATGTACGCAACAGCTCGGAGGACTCGGCTACCTATTTCGTCACCGTCACTTTATCTCTCACGGAGTCAATGGCAGTTTGCTCCGATCAATGAGATGCCTTTTTGATTTTTTGAAAAATTTTTCAAACACAAGGCGCTGATTCGTTCAAGGGTTTGAATATTTTGGGATAAATATATATAATAGTCGTAAATATGGCTTATGTAGATAAAAGGTCTTTTTGTATTTTTAAAAAATTTTAAAGTATAAGTATGTTATAGTTTAAAGTATTGAGCAAATTCAACACTTAAAATCCTATAGTTTAAATGCTGTTATGTATGAATAAGCCAAGTATTGCAATGCTTATTCAGTAGGTGTAGTAATTAAAAATTCGTTTGTTTATTAATATAAACGTTTAGGTACAGTTAATGAGTATCTTGGTTATATATAATATATATAATAATAGTTAAAGGCTTTTATGTTCTCGGGTGGATATTGAAAAAGGCCTTTTTTATTTTTGGGGAAAAGTAAGGGGGTAATTTTTATAACTGACAAAGGTGGTATAACCCCCGGCGTACTTGCCAAACGTTACGCCTTGCCTTGTTCGGTCGTTCCTTTTACGTCATCCGCATAAGCAAGGTAGAAAACATTCTGTTTTCCTGTTTTCGTTTAAAATTCAATTGTTTTTTGTAAACAGAAACAATCTTGTTTCAATCTATACGACAAACACGCATTTCTAGTATAGATCATGTAAAATCTAGTGCTTATATGCATATATATATTATACATAATAACCAAAAATGCATAAAAGCCTATAAATCATGTATATTAATACAATAAATGCATACTGTATTCATCGATTTATTCACTATCAACAGGTATCTCACTAGCTATTTGCTCCGGCGTCTTATCAGCCGTTAACGTGTTAACAGGCGCAACGTCCACACGTTGGATGTCTTCCAAACCGTCGAAATTCTTTTGCCAAAAGATTAGAACGGGCGCAGACAGCTTATTTGCATTGCCTAAAATCTCGCGAAAATTTGAAAGTGCGCGTTGCGCTTTTTTAATGTGTTCGATGCTTGCAACACTTGCTTTTCCCGGTGTTTTCCCGTTCACCAGCTCGAATACTTCCCTTTTTGTCATTCCTAAAGCCGTATATAATCCCATATTGCCGGGACGTAAACCACGTTTAATACATGAATTAAAATATCCGGTTATAGCTTCTTTTACTTCTTGTTCGTTATGTAAATCAGGCAATTGAGAGTTGAAAGTATCTAAAACACATTCTATCATGTTTCTATTTTCGTCTATATCTACAGGACTATTATCAACCATCGGACTATAATCTTTTATATTCTTATTCCCTCTCATATAATCACCTTCTTTCCATACGGAGTAATATTATATTATTCCTTTATACGATCCACATTATATCTTTACTACTGGATAAAATAAAAAAAAGCTGTCAATCATAAAGTTATTATTATCAGGAACACTATATATAATATAATAATATATATAATAGTATTCTCAATTAACTATAACTCTATATTGTCAGCTATATGTTTTAAATATCTATATTCAATTTACAGTTAATATAATTCAGATTATTATTCTTTGTCAAGTATTAAAATTCTTAAAAGGCAGCGCAACCAAACCCGGCGCTTTTTTTGTTTCGGAATGTATCCGCATGGATTCCAGCGTTCTCCTGCCGTGATCGGACGCAAACAAAAAAGCCGGGACGCAATGCCCGGCTTAATATTATCTTACTTTTTCATTCCTGTTTAATTCTATATCAGCTATAAAATCCCCATAATTGTAATCAATCCAAATTTTAGCGCCGGACATTAACCAAACGTCAACACCGGATAGCATAAAATCAGTCGGACGTTCCCGACCCGGTCGAAAGAATTCTACCCGGTCCAAATTAATAACAATGTTTCCGCCGGATTCTTTTTTTGTGTTATACTCTTTAAACATGTTCTTTTTGCCTCCTCTCACGAAATATAATCATTTACTACAAAGTTTATACCGGAGTATCTGTCTATTACTTCATCATCTTGCGGAGTTTTCCACGAGTCCCACTCGTCTGAATAATATAATTCGCTCCGGAGTGTTTCAAAGAATCCAGGAATATTTTTCTTGATATAGTGAATGTCAAAATATCCTAGAGCATAAATCCAATCGTCTAACAAATCCTCTACTCTTGTATTAATATATGCCGCAAATTGCGCCGCCGTTCCGCCTGGATGCTCCTCTTCAAATGGTTCTTTTAAAGCCTCTTCTACTTCCCATGCTGACCACTTAAAACCTTTGTAATAAATTTCAGGGTCGGCCCACTCGTTATAATAAACATAATCGACATTTTTGTTACCGCAATAATTGTTATATCGTTTCATTTTTTACCTCCTCATTTTTTTGTAAATCCCACGCCTGGTAATGAGCCGGTAACGATCCTCTCACGTGGGAAAAAAATTATGCTATTCTTGCAATCCGTCTGTTTACTTCATCGACATTGTAAATGTCATATTTGCAGTCAATACCATTCCGGTTAACAGGTAAAATCATTACGGCCATATCTTCGTTGAAATTCGATAATACAGGCGTTTTATAGTTTGTTCCGATCCACACGCCTGAATTATTAAAACACTTTAAATTGCTATAATATAAATCATTTATAAAGACTCTTTCACCGTCCGCGGTAAAGCAGATTCTTAAATCAATGTTATTCTGTTCTACTTCCAGCTTATACGGCGTAATGTCCAATGGCGCGCCGGTTGTTGGAATGAGCTTCTCAAACTCGTATCTAGTGCATTCTGTCGGTAACTCGTTCTTGCTATTTGCCCGGACCGTCTGACCGTCTTTTAAGTCGATGAAACGAGGGGACGCAATACGGAATACCGTGTTATACATGCCCTGGTCAACTTTTACTAAAATATGCCCGTCACAAATATAAATCTTTTCGCCGTCCTTCTGCAAAATCAGCGTGTCACATTTTGCAAGCCATTTTGCTGCCTTCTTTTCATCTGCTAAAAATCTTCTTGCCATTGTTTAAAATCTCCTTTTCTTGTGATATTTTCCTTTTCAGGTAATCCCCGGTTGCAATTGAAAGCCACGCCTGAAGCGCCAGGGAAAGACTTATAAAACCGTTAACTTGTAAGCGATCCACGCCGGAAAGAATCGGCGGAGAAATAAATAACGCCTGTTTAGTTTTTCAATCCTCATTGTCAAAAAATCCCTCCTCTTCCATATCTTCCAGCACTTCATATATTGCCGATCCCAAAACATAGCACCGCGCGGTAACATCGAAATACTCAAAATCACTTTCCAAAAACTTTTCTGCTATTGTTTCAGCCGGAACGCAAAACTCTTTTAAAGCATCTTTTACAGTTTCAATGTCAGCAAAAACATTTTCCATTGCTTTCGACCGGCTGAATGTATACGATCCGGAACCATTGCCTGTCACGCTGTCAGCCGTCCATAAATTGTCATTGAGATATTCAAAAAGATCGTCTTTATCTGCTTTCACATCATCATCGATATAGTCGATATTTTCATTAATCCACTCAATAACATCTGCTTTTACTTCATCGTTATACTTCATTGTTCTATTCTCCTTTTCTTTATTGATCATTGTTATATGTTCCAGTACAGGATCCGGTCTTTTCCGTCTTTCCAGGCAGCGGAACCGCGAACCCGGAAAGAGTACTACTTGCGAACCCCTTTCTTTAACTATACTCATTATACCTAAATCTAGGTAGTTTGTCAACCTATTTTTAGTTATTAAACTAACTTTACTATTTACTGTAATTAGGTGCGTTACTTCCTATTATATGTAATTACATACACCTATTGTTAGGTTGACACGTCCCTGTATTTAGTGGTAATATATAGGCGTAAAATTCTATCTGTATTCATTATGGAAAGAAGGTGTATTATGTTTGTGTATAAAATTGATGTTATGGAAAGATTAAAGAAAAAAGGGTATACAAGAAAAGAATTGCAGGAAGTGCACAAAATAGGCAACTCCCAATTTGACAAAATTTATGCCGGTGAAGTAGTCGGTATTAAAGTACTGGATAAACTTTGTACATTGCTGGAATGTCAACCCGGATCGATAATAAAACATATTCCGGACGGTGAAAAAACCGAAAATTAAAAAACCGATCACGCTAGAAAATTCTCTTTTCCTGTTTTCCAATAATCACGCCGGCAATAAATCCGGCTTGACTTTGTGCGGACGTTTACAGGATCACGAGAACCGGCGCCGGCGGTATTTTCGGACGTTCCCGGGATAATTGCGTTTTTTCTCGTTTGGGCTTGACCTGCAGCCAAAAATATTCCTGTTTTCCTACCGGAAAAGTAGGTTATAGACGGTATATCCTACCTTCCCACTAGGTTTTTAGGGGATATTTCCCACCTTTTCAGTAGGAATAATCGCCTATATTCCCACCTGGATGCTAGGTTTTGTACGGGTTTTTCGGCGATCCTGACACAGTGTCAAAAAATCCGATCCCAGGGCGTTTTTGTGCGACTTTTTCGGCGAAAACGGTTAGCACCTTATGCGCGCGTACATGAGAAGCTGTCTCGATCACGGGGCGGCTTTTTGGTGAGCACTCTTACGCGTACGCGATCACGGCGATTTTTTTCGGCTCGGGCAAATCCAGGGCGAACCTCGGCAGGATCGGAAGTCGGTCGGCTCTCTCGGGCGTGTATCGGCTGTGCTCTGGTGTACGTGAATGCGCAGGACGCGTTCTGTGCTGTGGATGCTTGATAGAATAGGGCGTTTTTGGACATAACAGGTCGCAGGTTATATTTTTATCGTCCACACATACTTATGTGTCTAAAACAGGCTCCTGTGCGTGTTTACGGGCATTGTACGGTGTGTGAGTATCCGAGCTGCGTGTGATCACATGTCATGTGTATGGCTCCGCTCCGCAGGAGAATGTCATTTCCAAAATCGCAAAATTCAAATCTCAAAAATCACTCAAAATCGCAAAATGTTTTCTTTGCGTAATCCGCAGAAATTTCCTGATCATCAGAATTCCGGATTTACTGAAATTCACGAATTCCAATGTTTGACTGCAAAATCCGAGAATCTTTTTCGAAAATCGGCACAAAATGTTCCGAAATGCAAGTTTCAATTTCATATTTCCCGGACCGCAGCTTGAATTCCCAAAAGTACCCCTCGTTTAAAATCCGCATGTATCCTGGCGAGTCCGGTACCCTTCGGCAAAGTACCCCTCCTTTAAAAATCGACCGCACACACGCAAGCCCGGTACCCCTCGTTTGATTTTCGGATGTTCCACAGGAGGGTGGGACGGTCTGAAAATTTCTCACTAAATTAGTGTTTTAATACTTGACAGTACACTAATTTAGTGGTATTCTATATACAGATAAAGAACAAAGCACTTTTTAAAGAGGAGGTATTATCATGACAAGACTTTATGACGGCAGAAAGATCGCCGAGATCACCATGAACACCTGGACCGGAAACGGTTACACGCCGGATTTCAGCCTCGATTTTTTCGAGGTGGGAGCACTCCCGTATGACGAAAAGAGGGATGCGTATGTGGTCGATGATGTTGACTACTGCATCGAATACGCTATGGATTGGAAGGACAGCAAGGGTGATTTTCATGATGATGAGCCGAACCCGGATAACAATGTTGATGTCTATGTGGAGGAGGTTAAAAAATACGTGATCCTCGACTGGGCGGATGATGCCTACGAAGACGAGGTCGAGGCTGACAATGATGCTGATGCAATCGCAGAGGCCTACGCAAAGGGGGAGAG